ATGGCGGGGAGGATAGACTTCCATCCAAAATCGGACACATAGTCGTTGATTTTAGCTAGATTCTGAGCAACCGTTGGGTCAAGCTGATTCTGTTTTTCGTATTCATCTCTGAGTATTCTTTCTATGAACTTGATCAGCTCTTTTTCACGCTTCATGTGATCTTCTATACTGAGGAAGTATGCTTTGTTATCATAAATGGTGACTATGATTTTACCAAACAATCCATGTATAGGGTCTCTATAATCAATAACACGATCGGTTTCTTTTTCATACATAGTACATCCTTCAACTGTCTTGTTCTTGTACTCTGTTCTATAATCAGTTGGAAGTGATTTGAACACTTCTGTAACATCTTGCAGTAATATATAGCCAAGACCTTTGAGATATTCCTGGCCTTGGCATTTACCGCAAATGGTTCTTGCCAAGTAATACATATTCGAACCGACTAAATTCGTCATTCTACTCATAGTTCTAACAGGATCGTTAGTGTACTTGTAAGGTTGATAAAACATCTGACAGTAAGGAATTGTATATACAGGGTCGCCATTGTTATTATCCCTACCGATACCTATAAGATCTCCTTTGATAGTGACTCCATATTTAGCGAATTCCTCGACAATCTGAGTGGACATATCGAGCTTGTCGAAGAAAACAAGCGTGTCGTCACCATTACAGTAGTATTTACATCCATAACTTTCAAACTTATGAAGTACGGAGGACATTATAATAACATTACCAACTGCAGTGTACATGTCGCCAGAGAATCTTTGCAGAACACCATGACTGATGGCCCCAACTATCTTAGTGTTAAGAAGTTGTTTAACTGTCTGATCGTCAAGGCCTACCCATCGGTAAAAAGCCATTTCAGCTTCTGCCAACGGCCCAACAATAGATGAGTCAAAAGCTTTTGCATCAGCAGAGAGACACCAGGCGAATTGACTAGCAAGTCTGCGGATGGAGTCGCATTGAACGTCATTGTTATCATGTTTGGCAACTTTGTTGGTACCTGGAATGAGGCCCACATTCGGATATTTGAATGAGTAGACTATTTCTTCCAACTTACGGAAGAAATTCATAATCTTAATATTAGTTTTCTTGTCAGCCATGGAGATTACCCTAGCTCCACTGGAATCAACCTTCTTTTGGGGGAGAGCTTCACGTTTAATGAATGTAGTATGTATAGTAACACTTTCAGCGATGTAATTTTCATAATTCCTAACATATTGATCTCGTTTCTTGCCTTTCATATTGGAGAAATCGGGTATTGGTTCCACGTTATCACCAATACGCAACTTTGTACCGCCATTAGCAACATACCAGTCGATCATGGTCTTAAGAATTTCCTCAACTTTAAGTTTCGGCTTGAGACCACCATGAAGTAGTCTATTGCTGGCTATTGCACTAAGTAGTCTCCTATCTACGTGTGGGACTACATACTGACGTAAATCATCATGACCGTGCAATGATACCGTGATGATATCATTCTCTTTAATATTAATTTCATATTCAGCAGCGGCCCCAACAATTTCAAGAGCAGATGTTTTCTTCTCAGTAAATGCCTGAAAACAATCATCTTTCCTCTTCATCCAAATAGATGAATCCATGTGTTCCTTCATAAATCTTATAATGTTAGCATCAAGAAAGGCCCTGGAGTCAATGTATTCTTTAAAGAAGTTCGTCACGTTAGTCCAGTTGGCCAGTGGATCATCCTGTGGGACTTGAATAAGTTGGTGGTCATCAACGTAGTAGAAACCGTAGGGCAGATGGGTCTCTGGGTCTATAAAGTGATATGTATAGAAGTGTTCAAGAGCAGTTTTATGCTCAGCCGATCCTTTGAATATCAGAGGGACTATGTTGAAAGTTGCCACTTTCTTGTT